TTGTGGCGCGCTCGCCGAGGGGGCTGCCCTGTGAACCTCGAACTCACTGGAGAAGAAACTGGCGAAGAGCTGGTGAAACTGCTGGTCAAGGTGCGCCATAACGCCCGCATCCTGGACAAAGCGCGCACCGGTTTTCAATCGCTTAGTGCTCGCTGCTCTCTCACGCTGAAGACGCTTGACGAGCAGGTCGGCAAGGCCGGCCAGGCCGAGCTCAAGGCAAGCGCCGAGCGGCATGCAGCCGAATTCAAGACGCAACTCATGGAGATCCGCTTCGCGGAAATCGAGCTCGGGCACTTCACCATGGCGCTCAGTCGCCACCTGGATGAAAAGGCCGTCCGCGAGCGCGTGCTGGATGCTCTGAATGTCGGCTTGGCCGCCCGGAATTCCCCTGAAGTCCAGGACCCAGAGACCACCACTGCGATGCTGATTTACGGCCTGCAGCTCGAGAACTCCTCGGAACGCAGGCCAGAGGGCTGGCACTTCCCCCCGCTGGCATGGTGCTGTCACTTAGCCATGATGAACAAGATGAAGACGAACAGGGAGTTCGATCGCGCCGCGCACGATGCCCTCAATGAGGTGTTCAACGGCTACTGGGGCGAGTACCGCGAGCGCCCGCTGATGGAGCGCCTGGCTGGGAGGGCGGTATGAATGGGATGCAGCTTTTGCACCCCATCGCAATGGGGTCAGGGTTTGGGCAGCTACCGAAGGAGATGGGGCTTCGCTTTCAGTTTTTGAGCCACCTTGTCCGGCGCGTGCGTGGTCTTGTCCCCCAGTTCGAGAAGTCCATGGCGCTCACCAAGCCGCACCAGTTCGGCAGCCGCCTCAACGGCGCCCTGATAGTCCCTGCTGTGGACAGCCCCGCCCATTGCGCCAATCAACCGCATCATCTCTTTTCCCTCCGGGCTCTGCTTCGGAACCATGTCGGCGACTGTGTTCAAGTAGTAGCCCAGCAGGCCATTCATGCGGGTCAATGCATCGATAGACGAAGAGAACAGTTTGGCGTCGCGCTCCCGACCGGCAGCCTGTTCGTGGACCGCCGACTCCAGTGCTGCCGCATGCGCACGAAGTTCGACAACCTCCTGCAACGCGCTTACGAGCTCCGCGTTGTAGCTGCGGCCATTCTTCTGCGCAGATTCATGGACGGCAGCATGCAGCTCTGGCGGAAGCCTGAGCGCCGTCTTCACGAAATTCTTCTGATCAATGCTGGTAGCCATGCCTCCATCATAGTCCCTGTCGCCAAGTCGGATATTGACCCCATCATGGAAGCATGCCTCTATCATTGCTCCATGCCTCCATTGCGGAGGCACAAATGACGATCAAGAAACCCAGCCAGAAAGACTACGTGAAAACCGCCCTGCGCCTGCCGCCAGAACTGCACGCCGCTTTGCATGAAGCGGCAGCCGAGGGTGAGCGCACCTACAACGGCGAGATCCTGGCCCGCCTGCGCGCGTCTTTCAAGGGCAAGCGCACCCAGCAATCCACCACTCCCAAGGAGAACCTGTGAACGAACTCATCCCAGTAACCCCGCGCGAGATCGGCGGCACTACCGTACTCACGGTCGATGGCCGCGCACTGCACACCCACCTCGGTCCAGACACCGATTTCAACGTGTGGGTCGCCCGTCGCATCGAAGAGTACAAGTTCGAAGAGGGAAAGGACTTTCAATCTTTTTTGGGTGAAAGTACCGGTGGCCGCCCTCCAAAGGAATACACGCTGTCCCTGAACATGGCGAAGGAGCTTTCGATGGTCGAGCGCAACGCCAAGGGCAAAGAGGCGCGCCAGTACTTCATCGAATGCGAGGCCCGCGCGATGGCAGACGCTCCCGCCCTCCCAGCACCGGCTAGCACCAAGCCGGCGCGCGTCCGAAGCACTCCAACATCAGACCGGGTGAAAGCCCTGGCCTTCGTCACTCGCGAGATTGCCCGCGTACCCGGAGTGCGTCCAGAGGCTGCAGCGTCTGCCTTCCTGGCCATCGTGGAGCGCGATACAGGCCTGCCCGTTTCCGAGTTGCGTAGCGCGCTGCCCGCCACGCCTCCGGAGGTTGCATTCCAGCTCAACCCGACGTTCCTGGCCAAGCGCCTGGAAATCGAAGGTCTCAAGGCCAGCCATATCAACCTCGCCTTGATCGCCCTTGGGTTTCAGGAGGAAGGCGAGCGCGACTACGTGGTCACCGCGAAGGGCGCCGAGTACGGCGAAATGCGCTCGTACACGAACCAGCACAACGGACATCAAGGCTATCAGTCCGTCTGGTCGGCCGCAGTGGTGCCGCTGCTCGCAGCGTACTTTGCAGAGCATCCTGACGCAGCAAAACCGCTGCCTAAGGCGCAACGCAAGCTCACAAAGAAGGCTGCGGCCCCCGAGCCCCAAGGAGCACTGCTGTGACTGCGCATTTCACGATATCAAGTGAGAAACCGCCCGGTCCTCATGCGACAGGCCATCCCGACCGAGGCAAAGTCGGGCCCACAAAAGGCGAAGCCCCGATGCAGGTGAGAGCGCATCAGGGCTTCTTGATCCAGAACCGTTACCAGGAACCAGAACATGTCGAATGCTACAGCAGTCGCGCCTGAGCGCGCAACCAAGGCCCCACCACGCGCCAAAGAGGCGCCCGCCCCTGCTCCCACAGCAACTCCGGGGCCCGCCGCAGCAAGTCCGTGTTCAGAGGACGAACTGCTGGTGATTCACACGCTGCGCGACCAGCTGCAGCAAATCTACGATTTGCACTGGGGCCAGATGCATCTCTACAGCAACGAACTGCTGCTGGCAGGTGTCGAGGCGCTCTCAAATGTGGCCGACAGTTCCGACGCACTGCACCGGGCGGCCGCGCTGACGTACGGCGCACTCTCAATGCAGAAAGCCGAGCGTCCTGGCTCCGAAGCCACCGCAGTCATTGAGGCCGTATACACAGCCTTGAACTCTGCCTCAATCAGCTATGGCTGTTCCGAGGATGGATGTGTTGCATTGGCCAATGGCATTCGGGCAGGCCAGCGCCAGTTCCGCGACCGCCCTTCCCCACCCATCAGGCGGATGGAAGAGGAATCTGAAATCACGGGCCCGAACGCTCTCACGCGAAAGCAGTTGCTGTGCGTGCTGGAAGTGGCCGCGAGCAACCTTGCGACCATCGACAACATCCTAATGCAGGCGCAGGCTGAGCCGGATTCTTGGGCACTCTCTGGGCTCGTAGATGCCGCGCAGGCGCTAGCCCGTCATTGCGGCGGCATGGTCGACACGGCCGCAGGTGAAGCCATCCTGGGCGGGCATGACCGCTGGAACTACGGCCCCAACTTCACGGATCTCGGAAAGGCTGGTGCAGCATGAACGCCGTCGCAACCCAGACCAGTGCCAAGCCTCGTGCGAGTGGTGCCCAGAAAGCACCAGCGACGACGAAGAGCCCAGAGGATGCGTTCACGCCGGAAGCGATCCAGGCTGCATTTAGCCAAGTGGAAACGCTGCTGAACGAAGCCTACATGACCGACGAGGATCACAAGTGGAGCGGCGACTCAGACCGTCTGCTCGACATTGCTCACAATTTGGCAGACAAGGCCATGATCGAGCCCCCCAAGGGCGAAGAAATTGACCGAGTTGCGTTCAATATCGCAGCGCTCATTCGCGCCGCACGACTCGTCCCGGGTGACGGAGAAAGCCAGCAGCGGAAAACGTTGCTCGATCAGGCAGCCGTGCATCTGAACTGGATCACCGAGTGCGATGTACACGGCGAAGACTGCTGCGACCCAGGTGCACCACGCCAAGCAGCGCCGCGAGAAGCTGCGGAAGAGTCCGCGCACAAAACAGAAATGCGAGAGTGCGCGCGCACTGCCTGCTACGAGATCCAGTGCTTGGCCGAGGCAATGCAAATCGTCGCAGAGAAGTTCGGCAGCTCCGAAGATCAGCCAGTGGCCCACGGAATCATGGCCCGCATCATCGTCCTTTCGGAGATCGTCTATCACGCAGCGCAGCTTCACGGCGAGGCGCCCATGGCCACACTGGCCGAGTTGCGGAACAGCTTCAAGGGGAGGCTTTGAACATGTGCAGTTATTGCACTGGTCCTGTGCATCGTTTGGGGCATCCTGAGAGGAAAGTGAAATGATGCCGACCGATACCACCCTGACCCTAAGCGGCACTCTGTGCAGCATGGGAAGCCTTGGCCCGGACGACATGGCCATGATCACGCCTGACACGCCGCGCATTACCGTGCAGCTGGAAGATGGCCATGTTGTCCACCTTCTGGGCCTTACCCGGGACCACGTTAGCAGCATGGCGCCACTGTTCTATGAACCTGTGCGGATCGTCCTGCACTCGGTGGCAACTGGGCGAAGCATGAAGCAGACCGTCACCAGTCTGACCAAGGCCGACACGGTGGCCCTGTGGCACGCAGTACAGGCCCAGAGCGACCTGTTCCGGGCAACCCGGGATCTTCACCGTGAGGATGGCCAGTTCACTGCTGAGCAGATCGAGGGCGAACGCCTGCGGCTCCTGCACTCGAAGCGCGCGCTGCGCAAGGTGAACGCCATCCGGAAGCAGCAGGCCATGCAGGTGCTGCAGATCGAGAACAAACCTGCAGGAGGTGCAGGACCATGACAGCGCGCTACGTTCGCATTCCCAAGTTCTGCGAGGAGACTGGGTACACGGCTCGCGCCGTGGAAACGAAGATTCATCGCGGAGTCTGGGCCGAAGGCCGACAGTACCGCCGAGCCCCAGACGGCTGCATCTTTATCGACATGCAAGGATTTGAAAAATGGGTCGAAGGCCAGAAACAGGCGGAGTCCGCCCAAACCGCGACCGCATAGAGGTGCGCTTCATGTGGCAGGGCAAGCAGATTGCCCCCACTCTGGACCTGAAGCCCACAGCGTCGAACCTGAAGCACGCGGCGCGCATTCGCGAAAAAGTGTTGCAGGAGATCGAGCGCGGCACCTTCAAGTTCAAGGACCACTTCCCCGATTACCGGCATGCCGCCAAGCTCCAGCCAGCCAGCGAGGAAGAGCAGCGCACGTTGACCGCGTGGGCCGAGACCTGGTATCTCCTGGCGGCCCGGTCCGTGGAGTTCTCCACGCTCAAGATCTACAAGCGCCACATGAAAGCCTACTGGCTGTCGGTGTTCGGGGACATGCGGCCCGAGCAGGTAACCCACCGCATGGTGCTGGAGCGCCTGGCGTTTTTGGCACAAGACCGCTTTGACGAGGAGACGGGCAAGACGCACAAGGCACTGAGCCGCAAGACGCAGAACAACATCATGATCCCGCTGCGCGGCGTGTTCGAGCTGGTGTGCAAGCCGCCCAGCACCTTGGCCAACCCCACGGATGGCATCGACAACCTCAAGACGCAGAAGTCCAAGCCTGACCCATTCAGCCCGGCGGAAGTCGAAGAGATCCTGACCACCATCCGCCGCCAGTGGGGCGACGAGTTCCACGACTATTTCGAGTTCAGCATGTTCGCCGGCCTGCGTGCCAGCGAGCAGATCGCCCTGCTCTGGCAAGACGTAGAGCTGCGCACCGGCCGCGTGCTGGTGCACCGCTCCCGCGTGATGGGGCAGGACAAAGAGCGCACGAAGACTCACGTCGAGCGGGAGGTGGAGCTGAACGCCCGGGCATTGGGCGCCCTGCAGCGCCAGCGGGCCAGAACGCAGGCGAAGGGCCAGGAGGTTTTTCACAACCCAGCCACGGGCCGCGCCTATGTCGATGAGCAAAAGCAGCTGCAGGTGTGGACTCGGAGCCTTCGGTCAAGCCAGGTCAGATACCGGCCGCCGAAGGAGTGTCGAGACACCAGCGTGACGCTTGCTCTCATGGCCGGGGCGAATCCGGTATGGGTTGCAAACCAGCACGGGCACAGCGTGCAGGTGATGATGCGGGACTATGCGAAGTGGATCCCGAACGCTGATCGAGGCTCGAATCTGGCCACCGTGAATGCAGCGTTGGGGTCACCTTCCGGGCGCCTCAAAACTGCGATTTAGGTTCAAAGTAGGTTCAAAACCGAGCGATCCGACGCCACAAAGAGAAAAGCCCCAAGTAGATCAACTACTTAGGGCTTTTGCATCTGGCGGAAACGGAGGGATTCGAACCCGCGATAGGGGTATTTGATGCGTATTCCAGCGTATCCGACACTATGAACGTGTACGCTGAACTACGCCATAAAACGCTGGTTTAGGTTCGCTTTTAGGTTCACATGACTGACTTGATCACCATGCTCGTAGAGGCAATCTATGCGGAGCCCCGCAAAGGCCGCTCCATGCCTGCGCGCATCGAACTGGAGCCCGACCTGTTCCGCCAGTTCCAGCGAGAGCACCGGGAGGCCCTGGCTGCCATGCTGCCAGAGGCCAACAACGTGTACCCCGGCTCACTGGCAGGCGTGCCGGTCGTTGAGGCGACGACACCAGGGGCGGTGCTGGTCCGGCTGGACGGCCGCCGTGATGTGCTGGCGCTGCTGCCTATTTCTCAGGCGGCAGGCCTTCCGACTTAAGGCCGAGATTTTTGGTTGCCTTGAGTACGCCGCGGGCCAGAGTTTGGAGCCCTGAGATATCGTAGGAACCTCCGACGTATTCGTGAGCGTATCGAGCCACGACAAAGTAGTCATTGCATTTAACGAGCAAGGGCTGAAGGTCTTGCTGGGTAAGCGTTTTGAACTCCATCTCAAGATCAGCACGTATCGTCGCAGGCAGGCGCGTGAAAACTTCGGAGTGAAGTTTGTGCCCCCACGCGTCAGATTGTGTTCTGGCAGCAAGCACGAGACCATCTGTTGTTGGCGCTTCTACGTCAACGAAGCCTACCGTGGATTTAAGGGCTAGCTCCACGCTCAGGGCGTAGTTCACCACCACGGGGTAAACCAGCCTGGCAAAGTCGTCTCCCTCAAATAGGGCATCAGCAGCTTTGCAAAATTGCTCAGCGCCAGTCCATATGCGACCGTTTGGTCGAATCGTCTTACTCATCGTCATACCTTCGTTGCGGTGCGATGCGCCATGCTAGCCGACTGACATTCAGCCCCGCACCGCCCCATGCAGTGCCATCAGCCGCTGCGCGATGCCCTCGGGGTCGATCCTCATGTTGCTCATCGTGGTGGTGCCAACACAGACATGCTCGTACCAAATGTGGAACCCCGACAGATCGGGCATCTGGGCCTGGCTGCACTGCCTGATCGCTGCGGCGATGTTCGGGGCCCCCCACTGGTCCACCTCTTCCCGCCCATCCAGGACGAGCGCGCGATAGTTTCCAGGTTCAGTCTTGCTGATGTGCAGGGTTAAGAGCATGCAAAAAAATGCCCGCTTTGGAAGCGGGCAGTGCGGTCTGCAGATGGTTCTCTAAGCAAAACGTCGATTTGCAAACGAGCACTGTTCAACCACCGATTGATCAAGAAACATGTCTGCAACTTTGGAACCTGTGGCTTCTGCAATGCTGTGAGTTGTTCTGCCAAAGTGACGGAGCGAATGCAGGGCCAAGCGAGCAAAGGCCGCAAAGCCCCGCGTCATCGCTTCGCACACCATTTTCAAAAAGACGATGGGCGCAGCAATCGCACTCACCAAAATGAAGAAGACCGAGGTCTGGATTGCAAACTCAATAACCGCATGCAAGGCGTGCTGACGCACCTGCTGAATGTACTTCGCCTGCCCCTCCGGCAATCGCACAAAAAGCTCTCCTGCCTTCTTCTGCATGTCCGCAATGACCTCAGGTTTATCTTTCAAAGAGGCCTGAACAAATATGATTTTCCATACAGACATGTCCTCAATAAACCGAAGGTGCGAATTGATGGAGTCGCGTGCGAATTTGTACCCCTCACCGTCAAGCGACCAGCCATTAGCGACGAAGGTGCTCCTCAATTGATCTCGGCAATCGAATAATTTATCTCGCGCATCGTCAAGCAAAGATCGCTTGAGTGCAAACCTCCACATTGCCATAACAAGAAGCGATGCGACGACGAAGTGTAGGATTTCCATATTTGGCCTCACTGTTCAAGCTGGCGTATTGCCTTCTGCATCAAGATCGCTAGAGGCGTTGTAAGGATCTTTTGCTTCAGATCCATGACGATGCTCTGCCAATTTACGGATTGCCCGCTTTTTACCCTTTCGCTCCAAGTACCAAGCGCCACCCAGGCCGGCCGTCAAAATCGAATGAGCAATCGTCGAGACTTTCATCTTCTCTACCAGTCCTCCAAGAGCTTCAATGGATGCCGGGTTGTTGTTGCCGAGCGCCTTTAAGGTGTCAAAAAACATGTAGCCGAGGAAGGCGATTAGCACGTATTTCATGGCGTTGGTCAACAAATCAACAAACACGCCAAATTTCTGGGCTCCGATGCCCGCCCTTCTCGCTTCGAGTTCGTTTTTGTTCATGTCTGCCTCTCAAGACGGCGGCGATCATAAACACAACGGGCAGGAAAAGTAAGAAAAAGTTTCCTACTTCCTATGATGGTAGGGGCGTGGACTAGTTCCGGCAAGTAGGACTAGACCTATTGCCGAATAGCGGTAGAACGTCAGGTACGCAAGGGATCAGGTGCGGAGGCGATCTGGTGGCAAGGTGATGGTTCCCAAGCTACCAGAAGAACGCGGCCGAATCCAATGGACCCACAGTCCCTTGACCCAGGCCAGTGCGCAAACCACCGCCACAACGCCGACGCCCCATTGGCCGCTGGCCCAGACCGACCAGAACCAGAATGGCTGACTGATCAGGCCGACGATGCAGGCCCAGCGCTGGAACTGCATGGTTCGGCTCTGCGACAGCCAGATGGCTGCAGGGCCAAGGACGGCGAGAGCGGATTGGACGATCTGATCGGGCGGCATGGCCTGGATTCTCGCATTACTGGATAAACGATCAGTTAACTATTTCTTGTGTAGTGTTGTGTATCTAATTTTGTTGTGTATACTTACACACCATGAACAGCACAGCAATCATCAAGAAACTCAAGGCAGACGGTTGGGTGCTGACCAACACAGTCGGGTCTCATCACCAGTTCACGCACCCGACCAAAAAAGGCAAAGTCACAGTGCCACACCCGAAGAAGGATCTTCCAATCGGCACAGTGAAGAGCATCATGAAACAAGCGGGCCTGTGAAGGCCCTTTTGCGGAGAACCACAATGCTGTACCCCATCTACGTGCACAAGGACGAAGACAGCGCCTATGGCGCGACATTCCCCGACTTCCCCGGCTGCTTTGCTGCTGCCGATGATCTGCAGGGCCTTCCCCGGGCCGCGCAAGAAGCTGCTGAAGCGCACTTCGGCGGCGACGATGATCCGATCCCCGCACCCACCGCCCCCGAGGCCTGGGCAAACGATCCCGACTACTCGGGCGGCTACTGGATGCTGGTGGACATCGATCTGGCCAAGGTGCGCGCGAAGGCCGTGCGCCTGAATATCAGCCTGAACGAGGCCCTTGTTCAGCGCATCGACGCGGCGGCCAAGGCGCGAGGGCAATCGCGCTCCGCCTTCCTGGCTACGGCCGCTGAACACGAAATGGCCAGCGTATGAAAGTAACCGTCATTGGAGGTCCGCTTGACGGGCAATTGATAGAGGTTGCAGACGCGCTCGATGAGTTCATGCACGAGGTGCAAGATGGCTCGAAGATCCGGTACATCAAGCGCCTGTGGTCAAAAGCGATCAACGAACAAACGCGCGAGGTCGGACAATCCGCTTACTTCGTGGCTGCCGCGTTGACGGATCAGGAAGCGAGTGCACTCATCATCAAGCACATCAAGGAGCACGGGGCCCAATAGGCGCCGTGCACGCGGCCAGCGCCGTGCGCAGCAGCCCCTCGTAGCCCTCCCGGCGCTCAATCTCTGCCTGGGCAGCCTGGGTGAACTGATCCACCGTAGCGCCCGGGCGCAGGGCTTCGGTTGGCATCACCGGGCGGTCGGGTTCTTTCTCCTGACAGGCTACGGGCACCGCCACGTTCACGCGCTGGATCTCCACGCGCGGCGGCGCGGTGCCGCAGCCTGTCAGCGCCACGGCAGCCAGCAACATGCAACCTTGCAGAAAACGCGCTTTGTCAACCGACAAACCTTGCGGATTCCGGCTTTTGTCAACCAGGGCATTCATGGCTTCACCCTCCCCTTGAGCCAGTCGTCTACCCGAGCCTGCGCGCTGGCGCACACGTCGCCGGGTACGGGGGCAGGAGCGGCCAGGATCTGGTCGGCCCGCTGGTTGTATCCCTGAGCAGCATTTGCGGCGGCCGCCCGGGCTAGTGCAGCATCGCGGGCGCGCTTGTCGGCCAGCTCGCGCAGGTCGTCCACGCTGTCGCTGCAGGCGCTGGCCGCCTGCCGGGCGCCGTCGCGCTGGTCCTCCATGTCGCGCAGGCCTGCCTGGGCGGTGGCCGTGTCGTCGCGCTGGCCCAGGTATGCCCAGCCCAGCAGGCCGTTAGCAGCCAGGCTGATCAGGATGAGGATGTGCAGCGGGCTCATGGCTGCGCCCTCGCAATCAGGCCAGCGCTGAAATGCCCGTCCCTACCCCACTCCTCGCACAGCTCGCGGCTGGTGTCACGGCGGTCCACCAGCCCGGGCAGCACGACTGGCTGACCATTGACGGTGCCACGAACCCAGCGGGGCATCTGCTGGCACATGCCCACCAGGTCGCCAGCGTTTCCCAGGCGCACCAGCGTCGTGCCATCGAGCACGGACGGGCCCAGGTTGTAAACCATGTCGATCAGGCTCACGCGCACCCACACGTTGTAGGTGTCCCAGTGCTTGAAGGCAGCGCGGGCCAGGCGCTCAGCCTCCATGTACTTGGGCAGCTCCAGCCGTTTGCAGTCGTCGCGCGAGTAGGTGCGACCTGCCACCACCTCCGGACCGGTTACGCCGTTGCACACCGTGAGCGGCTGGCCCTTGCCCAGCTTATCGATGTAGGGCGTGCCAATGTGCCGGCCGCTGCTTTCGTAGTAGCTGCCCAGCTCCATGGCCAGCAGAACAGCGTCGCTAGGCCGCTGGGCCGCGTAGTGCGTGGCCACGCCTCCAGCGGCGCCCATGGTGATGGCGAGAGCTGCCTGCATGAGCCGCTTGCGGATTGCGTCTTTCATTTGTGCCCTTTCAGTGCTGCCCAGAAGCCCATGCACGCGGTCCCAAAGCCGACGATATAGGCCATGGGTTTTGCCAATTTGCCCAGCCAGTTCAGGACCTTGATGGCGCCCTTGAACGACTGAAACAACTCCACCAGCTCGGCCGTATCGGCCTTCACAGCCTTGGTGGCCGTGGTGTTGGTCTCCAGCTCCAGCCGTAGCGCCTTTTGCTCTGCCTCGACGCGGGCAAAGCGCACATCGCCATCGTCCAGCCGGGCGTGGATAGTGGCGGCCGTGGCGGGGTCCACCAGGTTTCCGAAATCGTCTTGAATCACAGCCCCTCCCTTTTTGGTTTGTCTCAGACCTCGATTTCCACCAGCGTGAGGTCCGGCGCTGGCCCCTCGATCACGCCGTCCCGCACAAACACGCGGTCATCCACTGCCGCCTCGCCCAGCACGCGCAGGGCGCCGCCACCTTGCAGGGCTACAGTGGCTCCGCCGGCATAGACAGCCACCACGGTGCCCACCAGGCGAGGTGCGTTCGGCAGCAGGCGCTTGAATTCGGCGTACAAATTAGCCATGGACTTCCACCTCCACGTTTTGCCGTGCCACAGGCGGGCTGTAGCTGGCTGACACCCCGCGCACCAGGCCGCGCCGGGTAACGGTGCTGGGCCCGGCGCCTTCGGTCACGTCGATGAGCTGCCCCACCTCCAGCAGACCCAGGTCGTCGTTGATGGGCAGGCTGAGGCTCAGACGCTGCTGGCGGCCGGTGTCACCCAGGATGGCCAGGCCGCGCTGGCGGGCGGCGTCGGCGTGGGTGATGAGGTCGTCCACCACCGTGGCAGCGGCCAGGCCGCCCGTGGTGCCGGTTTTGACCACATGGCCATTCACCCCCACCAGCTGGCCGCTGACGTACACCTCGTTGTATGCGGGCTTATCCAGCCACTCCACCCCCTCGCGCAATGCAGCCCCCACCGGCAAGCTGACGGCCGGGGTCAACGCGCCCCAGTCCCAGGGGGCTGCTGGGTAGCGGTGGCGCACATGCAGGGTCTGCAGCACGGCATCTGTCTGCACGTAGGCGCCTGCCGCCTCAGCAATGCGAAGAACCGCCGACATGGGAGTGCCCTGGTGCAGCCACAGCCCAGCTGGCAACAGCCAGTCGGTGATGTGCCAGCCGATATCCCAGCCCAGCGGCAGACCCACCTCGGTGACGGCGTTGATAGCCGCCTGCTGGACGGTGATCGCGCTGGCGCTGGCGTAGCTGTAGGCCACGGCGAACGGGTCGGCCAGCAGCGCACTGGGGCTACGGCCGCTGACACGAATGCGGGCCTTGCCAAAGGTGCGCTCCCGCGTAACGCTCTCGGCCAGCCAGCGCACCGGGTAGCCATTGATGGCTGCCTGCAGCAGCACCGGAGCGCCGTCCATGCCGGGCATGATCGCGTCCATGACGGCAGCGGGCAGCGATGCCTCCACACGCCAGGCCCAGCTCTCGGCGTCAGTGCTGATGGACAAGGAGAGGACAGGCAGCGCGGTGCCGTCATCCACACGGCTCAAGGTGGCTTCGTTGGTCATGATGTAAACCGTTCTCATGGGCACCACCACGGTGCCGCCTTCATCTGGGATAGGCCCGCCAGGCGGGGCAATGACCATCCAGCCCGCATCCAGATCGCGGCTGTAGCGGGTCCATGGAATCCAGCGCTCGGCGTCGGCCAGTTGGGCACGGACCCAAGGCGTTGCGAATGCGGACGATGCGCGCTCGCCGTATTGCCCCCAAAGGCCTACGCTCTCGGCATCGGATTGGCGGGCAAGCACCCACGGAACCGGCGCCAGCAGTACCGGACGCCCCGTGTACACACTCCAGGGCGATGCCCTTTGCGCATCTGCAATGCGGCTGAGCACCCAAAGGGCGCCGCTGTCTGGCTGCAGGTAGCGGGCAAAGCGCTGCCAAGGGGCGCTGCGCTCGGCGTCTGCCGCATCCGTTGGCACCCATGCAGCGCGGGCCTGGCTCTGTTGCCGCAAGCCCACCGCCCACGCGGCTCGCATTGCAGGGTCTGCAGAGTCGGCGCTGTGCATGGGCGACCGGGCCTCAAGAGCCTGGGGCAATGCGGCAGCCCATGGGGCATCAAAGGTAGCCACCACGCGCTGAGCGGAAGTTCTGGGCGGCGGGCTGTACGACAGCAGCGCAGCGGTGCCCGACTGGTGAGAGCCCTGCGCGCCGTAGTTCAGGATGACGGCGGTGGATGGCTGGGCACTCATGCGGCATCCTCAGCCAAGATGGGGACCAGGCGGTTTGCCGCTGGGGGTATCCAGTCACTGGCAGCATCATCGAGGTGGATGGCTACGACATACACCTCGCCATCATCGAACCCAGCGGGCACGCGGTATTTGCCCGCGACGGTGTCAACTTGCCCGACCAGCTCACCGCTTTCGCGCTTGTAGCACCGCACGCGGCGGTTGACCAACACGTCAGACTGGCGCACCTCGCCCCGCACTTCGTATCGCGGGTGGAAGGCGGTGCCACCACCGATGAAGGTGATGGACCCCGATCCTTCGCCAGCCACTCCATGGGCCGCTACGCCGCTGCCGATGACGGCGAGCGTGCCGGATGCTTCACCTGAGATGCCATGGGCCGCTACACCGCCGCCAGCGAACTCCAGCGCTCCATCTCCAGCACCCACCATTCCGGGCTCGGTGTGCTCTGCATATCCGGCACCGACAAAGGAGAGAGCACCAGCGCCAGCACCCGACACGCCATGGGCCGCGGCTCCGCTGCCCGTGAACGAGAGTGCGCCCGAGCCCACCCCGGTGGACCCCGAAGGAGCCCAGGTGAAGTTGGCCGCATTGCCTGCAGGAGCCGTATAGGCTCCCACACCTACCCAGGTGAAGTTGGCGGCGTTACCGGCGGGCGGTGTGTAGCTCATACGGGCGTCGTGCGCAGAATGAGGTCGTTGTAGGTAGTTCCAGCGTCGTCATCCAGTGCGACGACGTAGCAGGCCCCCGCGAATGACGTTCGCAACAGGTAGTCACCAAGCTGGCGAGACGCAAAGCTGCGCTCGATCGAATCCCCGATTGCGGCATACCCAGCCGGTGTAGGGTGGATGCCGTCTGACTGGGTGAGCCCTGACTGCATGAAGCCGCTGCCATCAATGATCGAAGCCATGATGTCGATGGCCATGTAGTTCCCAGAAAGGGAAGCCGCCTTCGTGGTCCACCACGTCGTCATGTAGTCGCGCAGGTCTGGGGTCGGCGAGTTGTCTGCACCGCCAGACTTGCCGTACATCGCGTTCAGCAATATCACCTGCTGCCCAGCCGCCGTGATGGCGTCCATGGAGGCCTGGATATTGGAGGTTCGTGTTGTCTGGCTCACCCCAGTGGCTTCATCGTTGCTGGATGCATGCAAGAAGACCACACGCGGACCCTCGCGGGTTGCCTCGGCGATTCGCGCCAGTATTTGTGTGCTCGACTGCCCACCCACCCCCTTGTTCACGATCAGGTTGTTCCTGAACGTGGGAGCCAGCACCGCGTTGCGCTGCCATGTGCTCTCGTCATTCGTGAGCGCCAAGGTTTGGTTGGGGGAGAACAAGGTTTTGCCCTCGCAGATCGAGTCCCCTATGGCTACGAAGTTCGGCTTGCAGAGCGACAGGTAGTCGAACTCGACCCAGAAGCCAGAAGGTGCGTTACTGGCATTCACGACCTCCAAGGTGGTCGAGCTGAACCACTCACAAGCCACCTGGGCCTTGAACTTCCACTTGCCATCTGCCTCACGGAAAAAGCACGCCAACTTCCCGAACTTGCTGTCGTACTGCAGGGCAAATTCCACAGGCTCGGTGGAGTAGGAAAGACCGGTAGCGCAGGAGGCCACGTTGCGGACCGCACCAGAAGAAGTTGTGCCACTGAGGGACACGGCACCAGCTGTGAATGAGCTGTTGGCCGCGCTGGTCCCAAACCAGAGGGACACTTCTTTCGAGCCGTTCAGCATCCATACGGCACCGATGCCAGTGTTCGCTGCCCTGCACTTCCCGTACAGAATCCAATCCCGGTTGGTCGGGGTGAACGTGCTGATGGTCTTGGACATTGCGGCAAAACTGCCAGCGGTAATTTTTGTCTGGCGGTTCCACGATGACGCGTTGGACAAGGTCGAGTTCGTGGCTGTCCACCCGGTGAGAGATGTTCCCTCGTCATTGAACGTGGCGTTCTCGTCTGCCGGGGCGGGCGCGGGGCCGTGCAGCACCCGGTAGCCCAGCCCGCTGCTGGAAGCAGTCTCCCCCAACAGCGCGCCTGTATCTCTCCGATACGCGCGCACCACTCTCCCGCCAGCGGGACTGCCCCCACTGTCGTAGACCGTGCCGCTGATATTCGGCATGCTCAGGCCCCTCCCACCGTGATGGTGAGCGATGTGATGGCGATGGGGCCACCAGCAACAATTGACGTGGTGTTGACTTTGATGAAGCCATCACCTGCAGCGTTGGTCACATCCACGGCGTTGACGATGGCGCCAGTGCTGTCTTTGATGTATGCCCAGGCTGCGGTGCCACTGGCATCGGCCGCGCTGTCTTGCGTGATCGTGCCGAAGGTGATGACGCCTGTGTCTTGCGTGGCGGAAGGGTCGCTGCAGGTGAGCGTGCCCAGCTTGACCTGCGCCCCCAGCGCATCGCCCAGGTTCGTGGGGATGGAGCCGGTATAGAACTCAATGGTGGCAGGGCCGCTGCCCGCATCAAAGTACGAAATCCACAGGTCGGCGATGTCGCTGCGCAGCGCGGGGATGAGTCTCAAAATCATGGTGTTGGTGTCCTTGTGTAGGGTTAATCCACATCGCCACGCAGCTGCGCGTCGAAACTGTCGCCCGCCAGCGTGGCCCCAGGCAGCACGGTGCGGACAAGCCATGTGGGGGGAGCGGCGGCGATGGTGTCAAAGCGCAGCTGATTGCCCGCAGACCAACCCAACCCCCAACCCGCTGCACGCAAGGTGAAGTAAGGCAGTCCGGTGAGTGCATTGACTGGCTGCAGATCGACGCCTGTGGTGCCAGTGCCAATGACGCCCGAGTTTTCGCCGATGATCTGAAACGCCGTGCTGCTGGTGAAGTTCAGGCGCCAGCGCTCGGTGATGGCCCCACTGTTGAAGACCTCCACGGGGTAGTCCACATCGTTGTATTGCGCAGTGGCTCCGCTTCCGATCAAACTGCCCTGCCACACACCGGTCCAGGTCTGCTGGTCGAAAAGATTGGTGGCGCGGGCTTGCAGGTCGCCGTACAGCAGAGCGCTGCTGAGCAAGCTCCCGGCCGGGAAGTCGCGCAGGAGCGGCGCCGTGAGCGTGACCTGGCCGTTGATCTGCACGTCGCTCAACAGGCCCATCTCTTCGATGCGGTGCTTTGCCACGATGGGCGTCACATACCCCGCCAGGCTCAGGTCTGCAGCCATGGTCGCGGTGCCTGCCGCGAGATCCACCACATAGAGGGAGCTGGACAGCTTCTTCTTCTCCGCATCCTCCAGCCACAGCACGGATAGATCGGTGCGGCCCACATGGATGACGCTGCCTGCTGCGGGTGTGCCCGCGTCGTAAATGTCGGTGTGGTGCACCACCACCACATCGGCAGGCCGGTAGATGGGCACACGGCCATCACTGGGCAAGCGCACCGGGTCGAGGCCCAGGATGTCTGCATCGAGCGGCAGATTGCTCAGGACCACGGTGCTGTACCGCAGGGTGCGAGGCTGCACGGGCCGTGGCTTCCACACCTGCAGTCCGATGACGTTATCCGGGTCGTACCAGTCCTCAGTCTCATTGCCAGCGGCAGTGACCAACTCCCCGAACTCTGCGTACACAACCCCCATGGATTGCTCCACGAAGCCGCGCATGTAGGGGCCGCTGATGTTCCCGTTCTGGTCGCTCGACCCTGAAAGCAGGGTGCCATCCTCTGCCGTCACCTGGATGTACAGGCTGGCAGGGCGGATGGGTGAGCCAGCCGTGCGGAAGAAGGCAGAGACTGCAGTCCACTGACCATACACCGTCAAGCAGCTCTTCACGGAGAGAGCAGATGCGACGTTGTTGTTCCACACCTTCAAGGACACCAGCCCCGCCGTGTAGTCAATGGAGCCTACGGCAAGTCCGCTGCCAGTCAGGGGGTCGATGTTGGTGTAGATGACGCCGTTGCGGTCCAAGTAGGACTTTCCGGTCAACTCAAACCGGACGCTGCCCTCGGCGATGGAGCGCCCTGTGGTGCGCAGCAGGTCAATGACCAGGGGGGAGTCATCCAGTGACGTGGTGGCAGTCCTGGCGCTGTCGCTGGTGGCTACTGCGCTGCCAATGACGCTGTACGTGGCGTCATCTGCTGGATCAATCTGGCAAGACGCAGATGTTTGGGCCAACCACCTTGGACCGCCTCCATTAGCCCAGTTCCACACAGACCCACTGCCAACCACATTCGTTGATGTGAGTGCCACGGCGCCCGTGGAGTAGTTGACGCTGCCAACCACGGTATCGGCCACTACCAAGAAGTCGGTGTGGCTGTTTTCTGCCCAGTAGGAGAGCAGACTCGTGTCCTTTTTCACAACCAAGTTGCCCAGCCCGTCATCAACCAGTTGGAGCGTTTTGACGTACTCGTCTTCCAAAATGACTGTGCGAAAGGTTGCAGTGACCTGCAAACTACCGGGGTCGAACGGCGCCCCTGCGAGAGTGGATGGCGTGAGGGCCGGGAAAGAGCCTGTGAGGGTAGGCTGATCACCGGGGGTAGAGGGCACGAGCTGGGCGTAGGCCACGCTGATCACAGACCCGGCATCCGGCAGCTTGCCGCCGAACTCAAGGGACAGCGCACCGGTCACATGGTTGAGGCTCCCGGTCACGCTGTTGGCGCCTGCGATGAGGCCCTGGATTCCCGCTGTGGCGGTGTTGGCCACACCCCCCACGTAGTACGTCACCACTGCGCTTGCGCGCTTGACCGGGAGGTCTGGCAGCGTCATCGAGAACCGGGCCGAATTGCCCGCGTCATTGGTGACAACCGAGTAGTGAACCGGGCTACCCCATGACAACAGCACACTGCTACCCACGTCCGGCAGCGCGCCGAGCGTGATCGTGGCGCCGCCGGTGACGTAGTCGATGGAGCCGGTGCCGTACTGCGAGTCACCGCCTACCAGCTCTCCCAGCCCGTTGTCCCGCAGGCGATACCACTTGCCGAGCGCCCGGTAATCGACGATCAGGGTGCCAGGTGCTGGAATGGGCAGCAGGGGCACGGCGTACACCGTGCCGCGTGTGCCCAGCGTGATTTCAATCGCCTTCGTGTGCGCTGGTTGAGCCACCTCAACGGCTGGCACGTATTCCGCTTCGAGGAATACGGTGTCATCGACGTACTGGGAGCTGATGGCGAGGGTGATGGTGCCGGACTCGTAGTCAACCGTTCCAGCCTGAGTCCTGAGGGTGGCTGCTGGAGCTGCGGGAATGACACCGCTTCCGTTGTCAGACACCCATTCTGAGAATGCATCCGACAAACCCGAGACCACCTTCTTTGCCCGCACACGCAAGCTCCCCGCCTTGATGGGGAGAGAGGTTTTGCGTGCCAAGGGGGTATTACCAACGACCCATGGAATGGTCTCTTTGGATGCCTGCGACGAGGACGGCTGTAGCGCGGAGGCCCCGGCGATGCTCACAAGGCTCAGCGGAGTCTCACGCTGCGTAGTGGGGACGATGGGGGCATAGACGGACGTGACCGTCAATTCCAGCGCTCCAGAGGAGACGGAGGAAGTAAGGGGCTGCAAGCCAAAATAGCGGGCAGCATCCGCCACGGTGGTGGTGCGGAGCACGCCTGTGTTGGCACTGCTGCCAGAGAACCGGCTTGGAGAGGCAATCCCTTGGAATTCATAGCGCAAGGGGGATCCGATTTTTAGGGTAACGACCCGGCGGCGAAACTCACCGCCGGTGTCGGTGAAGGTGCGGACCTCATGCACCACGTCTTGCAGGCGCACGAACTGCTGCGCGGTCGTAGCGCCACCCACCTCAGTGCTGATGGCATAGACCTCGCCCACTTCGGGCAGCGACTCTTCCTCGCGCTGGTATGCCAGGATGGCCTGCGAGCCCTTGAGCTGGCGCCCATAGAGCACCATGCGGCTCTCTGGGCCTGCAATGACATAGCTCTCGATGCGGTCACGCGCGGCGGTGCGCTGGTCGAAGTCACTGCCCGTGCTGAACGCCAGCACGCTGATGCGGTTGTTGTCTGGCGCGTCGCTGATGATGAAGTGCGCACCCGCGTATACATCCAAATTTGTGGTGTTGACGTGCGGATAGACCTTGCGCAAGTTGACACGGCCATAGACCGAATCGACCCGGCTGACCTTGGGGAAGATGTTGCCAGCGATGCCATCAGGAATGACGCGGCTGGTGCGGCGGCCACCGCCGTCGGTGGTGTCTGTCATGCGCTCGGATTCGAGCAGGCGGATGTTGCTGGGGAGGATGGTCATGGGGTGCGGCTCGCTGGGTCAGACTTCGATCAATCGCAACGTGGTCACGTAGGGGTGGTCAGCGCCCGGCAGCTCAGGACGCGCAACCGGACGCGCTTCAAAGGGGCTGTCAGGCGCAAAGCACACATCGAAGCTGCGCCCATCGGCCAGGGTGAGCACGTACACGGCACCCGGCGCTTGCGCCAGCGCATACACGGCCTGCACCACTGCGCGGGTCATTCCCAGCCAGCCCGCGTCATCGTTGGCCTGCAACGTGATGGGACGCCCCGCAAGGCGCGTGGCGCTTTCGTACACCAGTGCGCCGCCCAATGTGTATTCGGCAGAGGACTCCACAGGGCGCCAGTCAAACTCATCCACCCAGACGAGGCCTCGGGGCAGGTGCACGGTATCGAGCGTGTGGTAGTTCGTGGTCATGGTGGTCAGAACACGGCCTTACCGCTTTGCAGCTCGCGCAGCAGGTCCTGCAGCGCACTGGCGCCTGCGGCGTCGGTATTGACGGTGCGGCGTAGGCCGTTGAAATTGAGGGTGACGGCAGTGACGGGCGCTGCGGGCTGGGGCGCAGGCGTTGCTGCGGCTGGCTGCTTGGCGGCCTGCGGGGTGGTACGCCGCGTCTTTTCAAACTCAAGGATCGCCGCCGCTTGCGCCTGGCCCTGGTCGTCAAACTTGTAGAACTCGGCCATCTTGCCGAGGGCCTCGGACAGAGTGCCAAACTTCCCTGCCCACTTCTTTTGCACGTCGCCAGCCGCGTACGGCACGTTGCCGTTGGCGTCCAAAAACTGTTCGGACAACTTGGTGGCGATCAGCTCGTCCAGGCCAGCCGAGGTGAGGTAGTCGATGATGGCCGTGCGGGTCCAGATGCCCATGGTTTGGGCGCGGCCCAGGGCGTCGCTGGTGAAGCCCTCCTTATTGCGGAACTGCGAGCCGCCGCTGCCCACTTCCTGCACTCCGGGCGCCAGCTCCTGGCCGTTGCTGCTCATGCGGCCACGCTCGAACAAGCCCTTGTCACCCTGCCCTGGCCGCCCGTAGGTCTGCTGCATGCGGCGCTGGTAGTCCTGCAACGCCTGATTGGTGGTGTTGATGGCCGATGTGACGCCGCCCCAATCGCGCTGCATGCCGGGCGCCACGCGACCGCTGGAGGCCCCCACCGCATCCACCGCGTCGCGCAGCTTTAGGGTGGACTTTCCTGCAGCGTCTACCTGCACTTCATAGCCACGGGTGGCGGCCTCTGCCTCCACCCAGCTGGGGGCGATGCCTTTGTTGGCGGCAATGGCCTTTTCAGCGGCCACCTTGAAGGCGTTTGAAATGTCTTCTGCAGTGCTGGTGCCGGCGCGTTTGATGGTGTCGTAGTCGCGCTGGGCGGCATCGGCCTGGCGCTTGAGGTCGGCGGCGCTGGTGACGCCCAGGCGACCGAATGCAGCCTCGATCTGGGCGGCAGCATCTGCAGCGGCACGGGCGGCGTCTTTGGCTGCCGGGGCTGTGTCGCGCAGGGCCTTGTTGATTTCCTGCAGCTTGGCAGCGGCCCCTTGCAGATCGCCCCGCGCGATCAGGTCGGCATAGTCCTGCCGCAGCGCTGCAATGGCGGCGCCATGCTCATCGGAGGCCTGCTTTGCAGACCGGTCGGCCTGCGCTTTTTTCTCGGTGGCCACTGCGGCGCCGTCGGCCACCTGGGCAGTTTTTGCCAACTCTACGTTGGCAGCGGCCACGGTTTTTGCCCATTCATCGGTGGCGGTACTTGCGGTGCGCAACGTACCAGTCACCCCATCAAAGCCTTCGCTCGCCAGCCCTGCGGACTCCTTTGCATCCTCGAAGGATGCCCGCATCTTTTTCGAGAACGCATCACTCACCGCACCCAGCCCGCCCAATGCCTCGCGCATTTGCGCTGTTTCATTGATGATGCGCTGCTTGGCATCACCGATTGCGATTTTCTGCAGGCCCTCATTAATTTTTATGCCTGCATTTAGGATGAAAGCTGCGGTCTCAGTAAACGCAAGACCGATGCTATAGATGGCAGTGAGCACGGCATTCACGCCCGCGCTCATTACCCCATAAGACAGCTTGACGACATTGCCCGCGTTTTTCGCGAACACACCTACCTGAGTGAATACCTCGCCCGTGCGGGTGGCGAAATCTTGGAGACGGGTTGTTACGGCGGCAAAATCCACCGTGCCGAGAAACTCGCGCACCCACTTGATGCCAGTCTGAAAGGCTGTGGCAATTGCCTCGCCGAACTTGGCTACCGTACCATCCGCAACTGCCGACTTCAGAGCCGCAGACAGCTGATCCACCCCATCCTTGATGACAGGGAGAACCGGCGTGCCCAGCACGTTTTTGACCGTCTGCCAGGCACTGGACAACCCCGTCAGCGAGCCATTCAGGTTGTCCTGCATGACCTTGGCTGTGGCGGCAGCACTGCCCTCCGCATCCTTGAGCTTGGCAGTCAGGTCGTCAAGCGCCCCCATGCCTTGGTTGAGCAGTGCACGCAGGGCTGGGCCAGCCTCTTGCCCTACGGCATTGATGGCTTTGCTGCCTGCGGGGCCTGCCTTGGCCAGCTGGTGCAGGGCATCTTCAAAGTTGCCGGTGGTGATGCCTGCGGCGGCCAGTTCGTTGCGGAAGCTGCTGGCAGGGTTGGCAAATTGGCTAAGGATGGAGTTGAGCGCAGTACCGGCCCGGCTGGCATCAATGCCCGCGTCGGCAAACTTGCCGATGATGGCCACGGTGCTTTCCAGGCTGAGGCCCAGGCTGTTGGCCACTGGGGCTGCATAGCTGAGCGCCTGGGCCAGCCCCGTCACGCTGGTGTTGGTGGCGTTGGCACCCAGCGCCAGTACGTCAGCCACGCGGCCGGCGTCGGAGAACGCCAGCCCCATGCCCATGACGGCTTTGGTGATGAACTCGCTGGCCTGGCCCAGGTCAGTGCCGCCCGCTGCGGCCAGTTGCATGACGGCGGGCAACGCCGCGATGGCGTCGTTGGCATTCAGCCCGGCCTTTGCAAGGTTCTCCAGCGCGGCTGCCGCCTCTACGCTGGTGAACTGGGTGTTGGCCCCAGCGTCCTCAGCCACCTTGCGCAGGCGGGCCATTTCTTCGGCTGATGCGCCTGTGGCCGCTTTCACGCGGCTCATGGCCTGCTCAAAGTCTGCGGCGCCCTTCACTACCCCGACAAATGCGCTGATGCCGAAGTAGGTGGCAACGGCAGCGCCCACCGCCACCACCTTGGACTGCAAGCTGGTGAACACCGAGGACGCGTTGTCCTTGGCGTTGATCAGAATCTCAATGGGCTTGAATGCCACGGGCGGTGCTTTCGGTTGGGGTAGGCGGGCAATGCAGCGGCTTCAACTGCCGCCGTTTCCACAACAAAGTGGTAGGGCGGCACTTGGAGGCGCACGGCGCGCGGGGCGCCGTGGGTGGGGGTGGTTTAGGGTGCGGGGCGGCCGTCCACGTACAGCGCTTCGGCGTTGGAGGGCTTGAGCACTTCCAGGCCGAACTGCATCTGCACGAAGTCGGTGCCTTCAGCGATCACCGGAAGCTCGCCAGAGGGTGTGAGGGTGACGCTGGGCATGTACCAGTCGCGGTTGGTGCCGCTGGCGTTGTCGGCCACGATGCGCAGCGCGCCCGACAGCTCGGACACGGAGCCGGACTTGACGCGGTCCCAGGTTTTTTCAGCCTTGGTGTAGTCCACCTTGACGTTCTGCCCCTCGGTGATGGCGCCACCTGCCAGGATCTGCAGGCGGCCCAGATCCAGGTCAATGTTGTAGTCAGTGCCCGCCACATAGGTGGTGGTGCCCGCATCGTTGGTAACGGTCACAGCACTGATGTTGCGCACACCCTGGGGGGCGCCAGTGTTCACGCCCAGCTGGTAGTAAAGGCCCAGCGAAACCTTGATGGTTTCGTCGGTCACTGTGCCGCTGGCCTGCGTCTGGGTTTCACGGCTGCCGGAAATGAACAGCGCGAAGTTGTCCAGGGAGAAGTTGTCGCAGGTGAGCTGGCCGGTGCGATTCACCTCCACCACCAGGGCGGCGTCTTTTTCACGCAGGCCCTTTTCAGAGCTGAAGTGCTCGGCCTTGGTGGTCTCCACCGAGAAATTCACACCCGGGCAGTTGCCCATGTAGATTTCGCCGGTCTTGGCGCCCAGGGCGTCAAAGCGGTCGAAGAACACGCGGCCACGGGGGATGGCGTATTCGTTTTTTGCGTAGGTGAGTGCCATGGTGGCTCCTATGAAAATTGGTTTGTTGGGTTGTGATCAGGGCTGGCCGTCGTATCGGGCGCCGGTAGAGAACACCAGCACCACACCCGCCACCCCTTCATCAGCGAAGTCAGGCTCGCGCACACTGACCAGGCGAAGCCGCTCCCAGTTGCGGCCGCCCTGCGCGCCAGGCGCCCAGTTGTGAAGGCTTTCCACCACGCCAGCAAACGCCTCATCCAGCTGCGCTGCAGCCAGATCGCCACGGCGCACCACCAGCGTCACCGCCCAGTTGGGCGTCAGACTGACCGCGCCGGTCTTGCTGTCAGCCACCTGAGCACCATCGATGCCGACCTCCACAGCGGGAAACTGGCGCTTTTCCACCACATCAGTGCGCAGGCGCACCGACCAGTCAGTCAGAAGATCTGCCAGGCGGTCTTTGATGGGGTTGCCAACAGCGAGCATGACGGTCAGGCCTTGGGGTACACCGACAGATTGACCCAGCCACCTGCATCCGGCTGCACCTGGCCAGTGACGACATGCACCACGCCATCAATGACCAGCTCGCTGCCCTCGCGCACGCCCGGCGTGTTGACCACGCAGTAGCCAACCGACAGCGCAGCCACATCGACCGCCTGGTCGAACGGGTCTGACGCAGTGCGGTCGAAAAGAACGCCGAAGGGCTCGCCCCCCTGGTACACCGCCGCGGCGTTGGCGAGCCGACCCGCCACAGCGGTGTTAACGCGCTGGTCCAGGGTGGCGAAGGGCGACAGGCTCATGTGGCTCAGGCGGTGACGGTGCCGGGTACGCCGGTGAAGTACACGGCCAGCGTGGTGACGCCATTGCCTGCCGCCTCGAAGGCGAAGGCAGCAGCGCCGGTTACATCGCCAGAGGCTGGCGTGGCTGCGTTGTCGTCAAAGGCTCCCGCTCCACTGCCGGCCGATACGTCCCAGGTCAGGGACTCGCCTTGCGCTATCACGGCGCCCGATACCTTGGGCACCAAGAACACACCGGTGCGCTTGCACTCCACCGGCTGGCCGATGTCTGCAGCATGCGAGGCGATTGCAAGAATGTTGCCGATCTTGAGCACCTGGCCCGATGCGACAGCGGCAGCCGCCGCGGGAATGGTGATCACGTCACCGACCTGCTTGAAGTTGTTCATGTCCGTTCCTTGGAAAGAGCAATGGAAGGGGCACCCACCGGGCGCCCCTGCGATCAGGAGGCGCCGGTGGCCTTGCGCAGGCCGCGGTGGTCAATGACCTTGGCACCGAAGTCCAGACGGCACTTGATGGCCACGCCGTCCACTTCGAAGCCCTGCTTCGTCTCGATCACGGGACCTTCAGCGCCGTCGAGGTAGCAGTACTCCACGGTGTCCACCTGGTTCGAATTCGCGGCCAGATACCAAGCTGTCGCGCTGTCGGTGTCGAGCAGTGGCTCCACAACAGGTTCCACCGCGGTGCGGCCCCCCTGGCGGAATTCGTTCACTTCACCGGGCGCCGTTGGCACATAGTTCGAGCTGGTGAACTGGTAGGCGATCTGCTCCAAATCGGTAGGTACGATCAGGAAGGCGGGGGCCAGATTCAGAGCTTCGCCCTGCAGGCCCTTTTGCTTGCGCATCGCCTTGCGACCATCGCCGAGCTTGGTGATGTCGTTCAGCACACTGCCTGCACCAGCGAGGTTGCCGTGGCTGGCATGGAACAACGCAATGCCGTCGCCCATGGTGGGATTGCTCAGCAACTGGCTGTAGACCAGACGGTTTTCCAGGCGGGCGGCGGCATCGCCAAAGGCGCGGATCAGGCGGTCGAAGCCCCGCAGGTCATCGTTGATGATGGCCTGACGGGTGAGCGACACGATGCGACCATGGGTCACCACCTTGTACGACTCCCCAGCGTCCTTCAGAGTGCCGTAGGTGAATTCACCGTGCTCGTTCGTCTGCAGCAGGTCGGGAGCGCCCGACAACTGCACCACGTCCATGCTCTTGAAGTCGGCTGCGTTTGGAGCGCGGCTGGCCCAGATTGCGTAGGTAGAGCCAGCCTGTTCATAGGCCAGGCGCAGGCGGCGCCTGGCCACGTTGGACAGCAGGTTCGCGAAGTCGCTGGTGCCCTGCATGCCCGCCGAGCGAACCTGCAACATGCGCTCTGCGACTTCCATGCGAGTGATGCCGCGGGTGCTACCGCCAGCGCGCTCAATCATGTCGCGGCCCAGTTCCAGCAGGCTGTAGCCGCGGTACTGACGCCCGTTGTCGGTCAGTTGGGCCGATGGGTCGATGCGGTGTACCAGCGCTTCCTGCAGGCCAGCCATGCGGGTTTCGGTTTCGTCGGTCACCGTGTGCACGACAGTGTTTTGATGGCCGCCAGAAGCGGCATCGCGGCGGGCCAGTTCTTCCAGAACGGTCGAACGGGCAGCGTCCAAGGTGGTGCCGTTGCGGATCATCTCGCTGGCCAGGTTGGAAACACCGTGGCGCTGGCACAGGTCGGAGATGTCCGCCGCGCGCGTATCAACGGCAGGTGCTGCTGGAGCGGCCGCTGTAGCCACGGGGGCGGCGGTAGAGGCAGGCGCAGTGGTGCCGCCGGCGGCGTTCAGGTCTTGAGGCATGGAACGAGTTCCTTCGTCGGTTGAGGTTTCGGCGGTCGAGCCCACCGTGGGCGTAGAAGGGGTAGAGCGGGCTTCAATGAACTCGCAAGGAAAAGTGCGGATCTGGTGCTCGGGGTCATCGGCGCCGGGATGCTGGCCGCCCGCGCGGACTTGGCTGTCCATGTCTGCGGGGATGGGGACCAGCGACACCTCCATGGGCTCCCAGTCAATGACCCGGTACTCCCACAGGCCGCCCTCTTCGGCAGGTGGGACCATCTCGATGCGGTGGCGCACGTAGCCAACTGAAACATTGCGGATGATTCGGTCTTCTACGTCCTGCACGTAGCCAGCCACGGATGGGCGGCGGCTGAAGGTCACATCGCAGGTGCCCTCGCCGTTGCTGATCGCGGGGTTCTCCACAACGCCCAGCTGAGCCTCCAGGCTCCACTGGTTGTGTGTGTTCAATAGAGGGGCGCCCCGCTGCAGCCGATCCAGGCGGATGGACGCCTCGTCCACCACCAGGCGCTCGATAAAGGGGCGATCACGGAACCAGTCATAGCGACGCACAGCGGCACCAGTCGTGAAGACCAGCGAAGCGGTAGCCAGCGGGGTGTCGGGCTGCGACTCGTCACCAGCGGCTCGCGTGAAGTGGCGCAGTTCCATGGAACGCCCAGCCAGCGGCAATTCATCGCGGCGCGTGGCTGTGGTTGGGCTGGTGGCTTGAGGCATGCCCGGCAGGTTGCCGGGTTGCCTGTCTCATTTCTCGGAAAACTGAGACGATTTTCAAGCGGCTTTCTTGCTGGTCTGCTTATCGGTGCTGTCGTTCGATGCGTCCACCTCTGACGGGGAGCGGCCTTTTTGCAGGAGCAACAGAAGATCCAGGATGCCCAGCTTCTTGAACCGCTCCAGATCCGCAGCCAGCTCAGCGTGCAATGCCTCGGGTTTATAGCCGCGCTGGCGCACCTTTTCGCTGAAGCTGGAGAGCCCCCCAGCAATCTCCGCCAGGTCGGCGCGAGCATCCTGCAATGGGTTGGGGGAATTCCAGCGCGGCGTTGTGTGCTCCACGCCGTACTGCATGCTACTGATCAGGCCGGCCAGGTAGGCGTGCTCCACGAACTTGCGGCACACGGCGTCGCACAACGTGGGGATGAGGCAGGTCCACTGAGTTATTTCCACATCGCGCCGGAAATCGTTCTGGCGCATCCGGGCGCTGCTGAAGTTCACCTCCGACATGTCGCCGGTCATCATCTCGTAGGTGACACCGAAGCCGGCAGCGATGATGTGCAGGCGCTGTTTCACGTACTCCACATAGCCGGGGGCCGCCTTGGGCTCCACGATCTGGAAGCTCATACCCTGCGGCATCTCCAGGATGTGGCCGCTGGGTAGCGCACCAAGATCGCCGGTACGCTGAATGTCGCCGCTCCCACCTTGCTCGCCTTCTGGATCCTCCTGCAATGCAGAGGTGTCGCCTGTGGCCAGCACCGCCAAGCGGGTTTCAAGATTCTTGCGCTGCGCCTCCGCATCTTCGTAGAGCTGCAGGTCTCGCACCGGCGAGATGATGGGAGCCAAGCGGGTGATGCCCCGCCCCTGCCCTGGGCGCTCTGGGTTGAACAGGTGGATGATCTGGTCCGCAGGCACTGGGCGGCTTTGGGACCGCAGGCCCACGGAGCCCAGCATGCGCGTCAGGAGGTTGTCGCCGGGATGATTCGGGAACAGCCAGAAGGCAACCTTGCGCCCGAGCGGGTCGTATTCGATGCCGTTGATGATCGTGTTCGGGCCGCGCTTTTCGTTGCGTTTGCTGTCGAGCCAGTCGATTTCCAGAATCTGGAATTGGAGCGGAACCGGCAGCCCATCCGAGGGCCGACGCGTGCGGGCACGCACCAGTACCTCCCCATCACCTTCCATCGTGCGATACGACATAGCCTGCTGGCCGTAGACGTTGGTACGACCGTCGGCATCTGCGAACGGCGCCCATTTCCCCCAGAGCGCATTGAGTACAGCAGCATGAGGTCCAGTGAAAAGCGGGGTGATCCCAGTGCCCACTGTCTGCGCCACCAGGGCTCGCATGCCTTGGGCGATATAGGGTACGTTCTGCTGCAGAGAGCGAGACCGGATGCGCAGCGGCTCGGCGTCAGCTTGGTGGTCCGCGTTCGCACTGGCGCCCCCGCGGCGCGGCTTCCATCCATCCTTCTTGCTTGCGCCTTCATATGCGCGGCCCAGCAGCTCTCGCGCGATCGTGCGGCGCAGACCTGCCCGGGGGTTGAAGTAACCAACGATGCGGTCGATGACGTTACTGCGGGCCATGTTCAATCCTCCCGCAGCGTCTTGAAATGAAAGCTGTGCAGCCGACGGCGGCCTGGGCGAGATGCTGCCAGCTCTGTCATTGCATCGTCGCGCGCCTTGATGAGCTGCTCCACGCTCCGAAAGGTGACGGAGCGCCCGTTGTAAGAAACGGTTTGCTCGCCGCTGCGGATGGCGGCATTGAGTCTATCGATGTCTGCCTGGGTGACGGCCATGGTGGTTCCTGGTTTCCACCGGCCGGGCGGCTCGGTAGTGCCCGCCGACCGTACCCATCCGTCTGTCTCAAGTCCCGGAAACTTGAGACAGATTAAGCAGCTGAGCTACTGCTATCTTCAGCAGGAACAAAAGAAGTCCCGAACCCAATTGAGCGATTGGCGCCCCCCACCAAAGGCGTCGCGTACTGCTCGCAGGATTGCTGGAACAGGAAGTTCATCAATGCAACAGGTGGCTCACCCGTCGGAGACTCAAAAACTCGACCGGCTCGGGAAAAAATCAACTTGTCAGCCTCAGGAACCACCCCGACAACAAAATACTCACGCACGCCCCTGATTCCTTCGGTCAGGTTCACGGCAAGCCCAAAATAGAAGATCCCATCCGGAGCCAAGCGCAGTTCAGGAACGGCCTGAAGCTCATGGGTCTGAGACCTTTCCAGGTTCCTGTCCAGCACAAAGAAAGATATTTTTGCCATCGGTGCATCGAGGTACTCGGAATACTGCGCACGCAGCGAGTTAGCTGCCTGATAGGAAGCAATCTGCGCGCGGGTGTAATCCTCACCCCAGATGATTGCCTTATCCAAAAGTTCTCTGTACTTCGACATGGTTCTCTCCTTATCAATTCAGTCTACCCGGGACGGCCCTGCTTCAGAAATCGATACACAGAGGCACGCGAGATCCGCAGTCGCCTTGCGACTTCCGAAGCATTGCGGCCGTTGAACAGGGACAGTACCTCACGGATCAGGTTCTGTCGGTCCGTGGCACCGCGCGCAGGAATGTAGATTTCCTCACCCTTGAACTCGTCGCGGATGGCCACCTTTGCCTGGGCGAACTTCTCGCCAGCGATGCCGGGAAACTCAGCAAGCAGGTACTCAAAAATGCGGTCCACAAGGTCAGGGTCTTTCTCGATCATCTCGTCCAGGCGCGGGGTGCCAACGGTGGTTGTGGTCTTCGGTGTGTCTTTTTTCATGTGGTCACCAGGAGCGGTTGAAATTTGAGGAAGGGGCCGGTGCGCTGCGGCGGCGCTTGCGCGGAGGATGTTCAGCAGGGCCAGCAGGTGGAGGAGGCGTCTCGGTCGCAGCGGGCGTAGCGTCACCATCCTTTTCAAGCGGCGGCAGTGGTCGGAGCGCGCGCGGCTCGATGCCCAGCTTGCGTTCGATGACTCGCCATGCGGCCTCGGACTTCGTGTGCAGCGCCAGGCGGTGGGCCACAAACAGGGCGTACACCGTGCAGTCCAGCACCTCATTGCGCAGACGGTTGACGTTGACCCAGCGCGTAACGAGTCCCCGCGCAGTGGACGTGAGGACGCGCTGCTCGGCCGTGAGCTGGGAGTAGTAGGCGGCCGGAAGCTCCGAACTGAAGTGCACATAGCCCGGGCCTTCGTCCCTCACCTTGAGCCGCTGGAACAAAAGATCCTTCGCCGTGTCGGCGCCGACATACCAAAGCTTCACGCCCTTCTTGATGACGTTGCCACGGTAGTTCACGTCCTGAGACTTGTGGCCCGCACTGATGGGCTGGCCTGGGGTAGGGTCGCCGCGCACCCCGAAGATCTTCTGACGCTCACGGAAGCGAACGAAGTTGTAGCCTTGGTGCGTGAAGTGGCCCATCATGTCGATGCCCACACCGGACAGCTTCAGCTCCTGGCCGCTCTCATGGGTGAACGTGGTCTGCAGGTATGGCGCCAGCTTGCTGGTCCACTCATCATCTTGGGCGGGGTCGGCCGGTATCACCACGTAGTCGATGCACCACATCTCTTCACCGCGACCGATGGCCCACACCACCACCTCGAAACGGTCATCCTGAACGTCCACCCCGGCGACCAGCACCAGGCCGCCCATGGGAACCGTGCGCAGCGCATAGCCCTCGGCCCGGGCCTGGATGGCGTCGGCCTCCAACTTCTCGGCCTCGTCGTCCTCCCAGGTCTCGCCCAGCGTTTCATTGATCCAGCCCATGAGGGGGCCTTTGTTGCCGGTGCGTCGCGCGACCATGGCAGCCAGGAACTCCGAGACGATCTCCTCCCAGGTGGCTTGCGGGCTGTAGGCCGTCCAGATCTTGAAAGCCACATGCTTCGGCGGCGTGGCGGGCAGGCCAGCGGCATTACGCCATACCCGGTCAGAACCGAAGCGCCAGACACCGCACTCGCTGACCCATGCCCCCTCGCCTGCTATGCGCAGGTAGTCGGCCTGGCGAATCTTTCCGCAGCAGTGATGGCACTGATGCCACACGTCCGAGGGGTTCTCCTTGTCCCACTTGAACCCGTAGTTCTTGTCCTCACCGCCCCACGACAGCGGGTGATCGGCCTCGCAGTGCGGACAGGTAACCATGTACACCATGCGCGCCTGCGCCTTGAGCACGCGTGCCTCGATGTGGCTCAGGCCCTTGATGCGCGGCGTGCTGCCAAGGATGTGCTTGGGGAAGGTGGCACCTTCCAAACGCTTGCGGCTTAGGGTGACGGGATCGGCGCTGCGCTCGATCACCTGGTCCATCCCGTCCACCTCGTCCAACTTCGCCGAGGCGACGGTGATGCGGCGGAAGTTCTTGGCGGCCGTCGCGCCCAGCAGGTGCAGCAGGCGGCTACCGCTGAAGGCCTTCAGCTTCAGAGTGTTCTCTTTGCTCTTTTTCCCCAGGGCCGGGAAGATCTTGCGCATGACCTTCACGTCCCGCAGCATGGGTTCCAGCTCGGTTTTGCAGAAGCTATCGCTGTCCGAGTCGGTGGGCTGCCACAGCGCCTGGTTGCGCTTCTTGTGGTGGGCGTCGTAGGCGATGCTGGCCAGCAGCATCTTTGTGTAGCCGACCCGGGCGCTCTTGAAGACATCGACCTCCACAATGCGGTCGTCGCCCATCGCGTCCAGGATCCCGGGCTGGAACGGGAACGGCACCCATCGCTGCTGCGTCTGGCTGGATTCGGCGGACAGGTAGAAATGCTCTTCTGCCCACCGCGACAAGCTCATGGGCGGCTCTACACCCAGGGGCGAGAAACCCGAGCGGATGGCCTTCGCAATGGCGGTGCGCGTCTCCTCGTTGATGGCGTCAACGTCGGTCAGCGGAAAATCTGGGAGATCGCGAGCGCCCATCAGTCGCCCCCCTCTGTATCGTCGCTGTCCGCGTCCGGATCCGGATCGTCCGAAAGGTTCAGCTCCTCGGTGTCCGACACCCAGTCGTTGCGCGCCTTCGCGATGGCTTGGCGCATGGCCTCCACCGCTTCGAAGGGGAGATCAGGCACCCGCTTCATGATCTCGCCGGGCAGCGCTTCCAGCTTCGAGGCCATCGCCGCGCTGGCCTTGGCAAGGGTCTTTTCCAGCAGCGGTATGGCAGCCCACTCGCCCAGGGCCTGCAGGTTCTTGATGCGCTGCCCCATACGGCGCTCGCGGTCGAGCTTGGCCTTTTCCTGGGCCGGGTCCAGGTCACCGTCGCCTGGCGCACGGCCTGCAGCCTGGTCCGAGAGGTTTTCACAGTACGCCAGTATCTGGGCGCCGATGGTGTCACCCCGCTGCATGACGCCCTTGGTCATGAGCTGGCTCACGCGACCCTCGCTGATGCCAAGCACCACCGCGAGGGTCTGCTGGTCGGCCTTGGTGTCGAGCATTTCAAGCAGCGCGTGATTCAATTTAGGCCCTATGCAGTGTTGGTAAATAGCGACACATCGGGGCACGAATTACCCGTGCGGCGCCCTTCCAGGAAGGACCCGCAGCTATCACTTTTGACTGTTGCAATCCTGCAACAAACCGCAATTCGTTGCATTTGAACAACAAATGCCCGCAGTGGAGGTGAGCCCCGTGTTCACTCACCCGCGATCTCCCGAATGCGGAAGCGCACGCGCTTGTCGAGGTAGGTCTGCAGATCAGCACGCTCGACCACGCGATCCAGATCAATGCGCTTCTCGTAGCTGGCGCGGCGCACGAACATCAGCACTGGCTTGACCTCGGCACCATGCGTGCCTGACTTGGCCCAGATACCTGGGGGCAAGTGGCTGCCACCAGTGACGCCCTTGCTCACGAAGTACACGCGTCCACGGATCAGCTTCACCTCCTTGCGGTTGGAGAGTTGGCTGTAGCTGGTGCGGTCCTCGATCTTGGCTTTGGCCTTGGCCTTCATGTTGGCCCGGTAGCCTTGTTCTCCACTGGCCTGCAGGTAGCTGATCAGCTGCGCCATGAACGCCCCCCTGATGTTGCCCCTGCCGTCGTCGCTGCCTGGGTACGGGTCCTGAGGAATGACCGTCTGAAAGCCTGCGGGCAAGATACCGGCCCGGCGCAATGCGACCTCGCTACGTTTGTCCGCGCGACTGCCTCCGTAGGCCTGGGCCTGCAGCACCTGCTGGGGGTCTACCCCCACCTTTCCGCCCTTGCCGGGCAGATTGCGTGCATCCACCGTTGGAAGCACGGAGATGGACAACTTGTCCGGGGTAGCGGGTATGAACTTGGGGGAGTTGAAGATGAACTGGGTCGGCCGGTCGAACTGCTCCCGCAGTTCCTTGCTCAGGAAGCGCCGTGTCTGGTGCCCAGTGTCGTTCAGGGCATTCGCATACCCCTTGGCAGCCTCCTTGCCGCTCAGCTTGTTCAGGGTCTGATCCAGGGCCTTCTGCCCCCGGATCACGACTGAGAGGTCAACGGACATTTGAATCTCCTTCTGCGCCTTGCGCCTTGATCCTGTTCATCTCATCGGTCAACTGCTGCGGCAGGTCCGCGAGCACCCCTTCCGACTCCGCGGCGTACCGCTTCGCTGCCCACCACGCATAGGCCCTGTCAACCTGGGCCAAGGCCACGCAGTGCGCGAGCATCACGCGCCTGTGCTCTTCCAAATTCACCCCTGTCTCTATCTGCACATCAACCCCCTGTCCCCGTATTCCTGCCCTTTGGTGGACGGACCTAGCCATTCCTAGCCGGTCCTTCACTACTGCCCTCTGGAGCCACGTAGACCCGCCAGACGTTCGGGGCAAGGGCTCTGGCTTCGCCACCCTTTGCTGTATCTCAGCCCCTGATCCCACAGTTCAGCTATCCCCTGGTGCCTGTCGTTAAACCATTGCCGACGCATCCAGGCGGCACGCATAGAGCGGCGTGCGCGCTGACCCCTACGAGTTGGCGTCCCTCCAATCGGTGGCATCCCAATTCCCTTTGCCCAAATTGCAGGTGTCGCAAAGCACCTGGAGGTTTGTGAGATTCAGTGCCAAGTGCGGATGCGTCTTTCGCGGCTTGATGTGATCGACGTTCAGCACCACCCCACCGCCAGGTGAAGCTCCACAGCACTGACACCGATTCCCGTAGCGCACAAAGGCGTGCATGCGTGCCCGCGCCCATTCCGGAGATTTCAAGAAGGTCTCGGAAGCGGCCAACGCCTCGGCACGAAGCTGCTTTCGCTCCTTGTCTGAGACTGGCTTGTGACGTAATCCATCGATCACCTCACGGTTCGAATAGACAAAACTCCTTGCGCTTGCCCCGCTTGGCCTGCCAATACCGGAAAGCTCCAATGCTTCGGCCGCGTGATTCAGCAGCGACTCGCCGATGCGGGTCGCCCGACCAGTACGAGCCTTGGCAAAAGCGCTGAGCACGCTCACAGGGATTGCTTTCTCCACACGCTTCATGCCACCGCCTCCTGGCGCACCTTCATCAGCAGGCCGCACACGGCCAGCAGGCCCGAGCGCTTGTGCAGGTCGTTCGCGTCCTCGCCAAGCACTGGGCTCATGCAATACGGCAGGCCCATTTCCTGCGCGGCTCGCTCCCCTGCCCCGCTCTTGTCGTGGTCGGCGAACGTGTAGCGGCGGCCCTTGGTCTGCTGGGCGACATAGACCATGTTGGAATCGCTAAAGCACACCAGAACGGCGGCGTTAAGGCGCATCTGCTTCACTGCAGCCTCGATGGATAGCCCCGTGGCAAAGCCCTCGCAATAGATCGTCTCGGTCGCCCTGGGGGGGCCCAGACGCAGCACGGCGCCACGCGCCTGCATGCCGTAGGTCATCTTCTTGACCCACCGCATACGGCCGGGCTCGTCCTCGGTATCGGTCCACCGGATCAACTGGGCTCCGCGCACGGCGTTGGTTTGCCAGTCGCGCATCGGGACCACCAGATCGCCGTCAGGCGTGCAAAGGCCCTGCGAGTTCGGCAGACCCTTGTAGAAGAGGTAGTTGTGAGGGCCGGGTGTCGTGGTACGCAAAAGCTCCTGCGCTTTGATCGCAGCCCGCTGATAGCCCTGTTGCTGCGCTTGGCGCTGGGCGTCGCGCTTGGCCTTCCATTGGCGCTTTTCTTCCTCGGTCCAAGGCTTGGCCTCTGGATCGTTGAACCACTGTGTGCGTGCCTCGCCATCCCAGGCAAAGACCCAGCCTCGCTGACCATCCCAGAAGTACGCGCCGTTGCGGCTGCGCGGGTGCTCGGTCGTAGGGCACCGCACCACCTTGTCGCGCGGCATGAGCTTGACCGGGTCGATCTCTACCCCATGGGCGCGCGCGAAGTCGATGAATGTCGTCATGCGGCTTGCCTCGCCTTCGCACGCCGGATGTTCTCGGACGTGATGCGGCTCTTTACTGCGCCCGTGATGTCCACCACGGGCGCTTTGTGGAAGCTGTACTCGAAGGGCGGCCAGTCGCCCGTCCACTCCTTGAATTTCAGCTTCACGAAGCCTTCCTTCTTGGCGATCTTGGCGTTGCCGTTGGCGTAAGCGCAGAGCTGATGAAACAGGTGGCGCTTGTCGTCGGCCAGTTTCTTGTTGCCGATCACTACCTCCTGCATTTCACCCGCCTCGTGCGTGATCTCGCTTGCGGCCACGATCTCGAAGCCGCAGGACATGCAGCGCTTGCGAAACGGCTTGTGTCCACAGGAGGGGCATCCCTTGCGCTCACTCTCGTCCTTCTCGTCCTTGCGCACCGTGCGGTCCAGGGCTTCGCCATCGTCCAAGCAATCCAGGCCGTGGTAATAGATGCGTTCGAAGTCTTCGGCGAAGCGGATGATGTTGCCGCTGTGATCCAGCAGAATGCAGTCCGTCTTTCCAGTCGCCCGGCTCGAACGCAGCCCACGGCCCCACATTTGGATCGCAGTGGATAGGCTCTTGCGCAGAGGACGGCAGTCCACCACACAGCCAACGTCCTGCACATCGAATCCCTTGGCCAAGGCCTCCACGCTGATCAGCACTCGGATGCTTGAATCTGGCTTCTCGAACTCGGCCACGAGCTGCTCGCGCTCTCGCTTCTCCGTGTCCTTGGTGAAGGTCGCGGCGAAGATGCCCGCCTCATTGAACTGGCGGCAGAGTTCCTCGCAGTGCGCAATGGTGGCGCCGAAGACGATGGTCTTGCGACTCTCGCCGTGTCGCATCCACTCGGCCACCACGTCGCCGATGATCTCCATGCCGCGCGCCTCGGCTTCGCTGGACTGCCACTCGCCAAACTCGTTGACTTTGGCGCCCTCCATGTTGGGGCGCTTGCACGACAGAACACGCATGGGCACCAGATCGCCCGCCTGCGTGAGTTCGTGCATGGTGGTAGGGCTGATCAGGTTGGTGAAGATCTTGCCCAGGCCGCGCGAGAACGGCGTAGCAGACAGGCCGATCACGCGCGCCGCGCTCTCCTGCGCAAACTTCACCCAGGCGTCGCGCATGGTGTGCGCCTCGTCCACGATCAGTACGTCCGTTTGCGGCCAACCTCGGCTTTCAATGGTCTGTACGCTGGCGATCTGCAACGGTCGGCTCCAGTCCTGGCGGTAGTGGTCGCCCTGGATAACGCCGTGGTCGCGCAGGCCGTACTCGTCGGCCCGGCGGCTGGTCTGGTCGATGAGGGTGATGCGGTCGCACAGGAACGTGGCGCGCTTGCCCTGCTTGATGGCCTTGTGCGCCACGCGCAGCCCCAGGTATGTCTTGCCCGCTCCCGTGGGCGCCATGAGCATCTGGTTCTTGTGCCCAGCAAGCAGGCCCTCGGCAATGCCGTGCATAGCGGCGGCCTGAAACTGGCGAGGCGGCGGGAAGGCTCCGGTATCGAGGTCATCAAACAGTGCGCTCATGGATCAGCCTCCCGCCTTCTTCTTCCAGTGCGCAACCTGCCGCTTCAGGTCCGCTACCTGCGTCATGAGGGAATTGATGCGGGATTGCAGCCCCCGGGCCAGGTCGCGCTCGCGCTTGGCCTCCACCATCGCTGCCGCGAGCTGGTCGCTGGCGTCCAAGATCTGGGCGATGGATGCGTTGTCGGCCTGCGCCTCCTGCAATTGCTCGCGCAGCGCAGAAACCTCTTCCTGCAGTGCCAAGACCTGGGCGGACTGGGCTTGCCCAACGTCATCGGACACGGCGGGAGCGGGATTCGGTGCGGCGCGCTTCGGCCGCTGAGCGGGCGCTGGGTCGATGCCCCTGCTGTCCGGCATGTCCAGGGCTGTGCCTGAGACCTCCGATTCCGGCCGCGCGGCGGGGGTATCGCCGGAATCGGCCGGCGCGGGGGCTGGCGTGCGGCCGATCTTGGCCGTGTTCTGCTGGTAGGTCTTGCCGTTGCGCTCCACAGTCCGCGTAGCAGGTGTATCTGTGTGATTCACACAGATAGCACGGCGCACCTCGCCAACCAGCTGATTACCAACACCACAAACCTCGGCGATCTTTCGGTCGCTCCACGCCGACCACTCGGCATCCTTCAGCAGCGTTTCGACCGCCTTGCGTTTGTCGGCATGGGTGCGTTTCAAGCCATGCGTCGCATTAGCCTTGAGGCTGTAGAGCACCGCGTCTCGCCGAGTTCCTGGCGAAATTTCTTCGTATATCTTGCTCAGACCCGCCAGGCGGGCGCCGTGATAGCGGTGAAAGCCATCGGCCAGCCAGCGGTCTACCCCATCGAAAAACACGATCACAGGCGGGAACTGCACACCAGCCTTCATGGCTTCGGCGTATTCGGCCACCACGGCCTCATCAATCTTCTCGCGCGACTGGGTGTCGCCGTCAATACGGATCAGGTCCAGATCAAGCATGCGATGGCTCCATGCTGGTCCACGCAAACTGCTGCGGATCTATCCCTTCGTGCTCCAAGATGCTCGGTAAGGCATGTCCAGCGACAGGGCGGCGCGTCTCTTCGATTTCCCCCGTCACGATGTCCGCAACGGAATAGTGGAAGAAGCCCGCATGCTCAGCAGACGGAAGGATGCGAACAGTTTTCAGCGGGGCGCTACTGGCCCCCTGCCAGAGCTTTCCATTGGTAACTTCGGGCCAGGCGTGGCGAACGGGAAACCAATTGCTCATGCTGGTGCCCCATCAAACTCGCGCACCCATTGCTGCGTAGATTGCGTCTGCACAGCGCCCGGCTTACCAGCTGCATTCACGGCCCTCGCCGCTTGACGCAGCTTGCGCAGTGCTTCTTCGGCCTGGGCAATTTCGAGCTCAATGTCGGCCAGCTCGTTGTCGCTGATCTTCCCGTCCTGCAGGGCGTCGATGAAGACAGCCGTCACATCGCCCGCCTCGCGCGCCAGCACGGAAACACGACGCATCGGGCTCTGCTCGGGCTCTGGCGACTGTGCATCCAGCACGAACTTGCCGCCGCACTCCTCGGCCACGTAGGCGGGGTAATCGAAGCAGTGCTCGGTGCCAGCCTCAATGCACAGGCGCGCGATGGCCAGGGCGTCCATGGCGCCCAGCTTGTGCGACGCAGATCCGGAAAGCTGTTTGCGCGTGTACTCGTCGTTCCAGCCGTTGCGATGCGAAATCGTGGAACGCCCGCCGGGGAAGTGATCCGCCGCACGGCGGAGGGTGTCAAAAAGGCTCATGTCCGGATCTCCGAAATTTGGACGTGGACGGGAGAAAGGGGTGGCACGAAGATTCGGGCCATGAACACAAACACCACGCCCACCACCGCACTGGCCACCGGCCAGGTCATCCACAGCTCGCAGCGCTCAGCGCTCAGCGAAAACGTGCAGCCCAATGGCGAGCGCGTGCGAACCATCGAATCAAGTCGGCTTGTGCTGGCATGGGTCGCCGGGGAGCTGAAGGTCTCCTGCGATGTTTCGCGGGTGAACTTGCCAGGAGCAGTGCGGTTGCAGCGGCCCATGCGGCGAGCGAGGGGGGTGTGATCAGCCACGGGTCAGGCCTCGGCCTTCATTGCCAAGTCGGGCCAGATTCGGTGCCAGTCGCCAGGGCGGAGATCGCGGCGTGTGACTGCTCCCCCAGTAGCAGTTTCAATCGCAAGGCAGTAGGCCGGGCCAGGTTTGCGCTTGGCGTAACCGTGTTGCCACTGGCGAATCTGCGCATCGCTACGGGCCCCAATTTGCGAGCGGAGATCCGCCACGCTCAGTGCGTCGGGTAGCGCAAGATATTCAGAGAGCTTCATGAAGCCCGAATCTATAGCAATTGCTACCGATTTGCAAGTAGCCAATGCTCTTGTAGCACCTGCTACTGTCGAAAACATGGAAGAACACCAAATTCAGGCGTGGCGAATCGAGCGACTGGCCGCCATGGTCGAGCGCGAGGGAGGCAAGGCCCCAGCGGGAAGGAAGCTCGGCTACAAGGACGGCGCTTTTGTCGGCCAGATGCTTCGTGGAGAACGGCCCATCACCGAGAAAACCGTCTTGGCCGTGCACGCGCTTTCAGGATATGCAGGCTGGTTCAACGAAGGCGCGGGCGAAGTCGCAGCCCTGCCGGTGGCTTCGCTCACCCCCTCACCATCGCCAGGCGTGCCGGTGGTTCATGTCCCCCTGCTGGCCAACGCTGGCAGCATGGGCCCAGGCACGGACATCCAGCACGACGACATCCTGGTGGGGCAGATCGCTCTGTCAGAGCAGTGGGTATCGCGGCGCCTGCAGCCGACAAACTTGAATGCCCTTAGGTTCATTCACGCCTACGGCGACAGCATGAGCCCGACTTTTGAGGACGGCGACATTCTTTTGGTGGACACCGGGATCAAAGATCCCAGAATCATTGATGGCGTCTACGTCATGGCCGCCAACGACCGCGTTTACATCAAACGCGTGCGCCAGCGCATGGATGGCGTGGTGGAGATCAGCAGCGACAACGCCACGGTGAAGACGGTGGATGTGCTCAATGGGGATCACCGAATCGACATACTGGGCCGCGTCGTGTGGTGCTGGAACGGGCGGAAGCTGTAAAGCTCACCGAACTACGCAAATCGGCGGGAATGAGTAGTTTTTGGCGCAGTAAGAAGTACGGAAATTCAACGGGATGAGGGTCTGCAACGCAAATGAATGATGCCCCTGAGTCGGAAGCGCGGGCGCTGCTGTCCCGCCCGTTGTCATGCGAGGATGCCCCTCCATGGTCTTTCAATAAACTCAAGCCGGGCCTGGCCACTTTGGAATGCGGGCTGATAAATGAGGACAGGTCAAGGTCCGGGCTGCACATACAGCTACAGTTCGCCCGCTCCCCAAAGACGCATGTGGTGTCATTCAAATTCACGGTGTTCCGAATGAACCTTGGGGCACCGCAGAGGGTCTATCAGATCCAGGTAAATGCAGTCGCGCGGGCTCCAAAGAACTGGCACGACATAGTGCATGAGCATTTTGGCGATGCAAGAGTCCCTGGCAACGAGGCATGGTTGTCCTGGGGATACAACGAGGCAATTGACTATTTTTGCGAAAGAACGAACATCACATTTGTGCCACCGCTCTCGGATCCCGAGGCCTTTGAGTTGAGATCATGATCTGCCACCAACTTTCGAAACTGCTGGGTTTTGAATGCTCTCCGCTAACGGATGGCGGCGATGTCGCGCTCGTCTCAACTCCATTCAAATTTGACGATGGAGACGCTATTCCTGTCTTCGTGGAGAAGGTTCATGGGCAGGTGAGATTCTTCGATGATGGTGGCGCACTGATGCACTTTATCGGCCGTGGTGTTCGGATCGAGAACAAAAAGCAAGCCACTTTTCTGGTCAATGCAGCGGCCAAGAACGGGGCCGTTTTTAGCGACAGCGGAGACATTGAGGCATGGGCCAGCCTGGAAAAGGCGCACGAAGCATTTGCCAAGTTTCTCGCGTCCATGTTGGACCTTGCCTCGTGGGAGAGGGAGCAGCGCGGGTCCAACACCGACACCTCACTTTTTGTTGAGGAAGTGGCGCTTGCGTTGCGCGCGTGGAAACCGAGCGCGGACATCACGGTGGGGCCGCCGTTCATGGGAGTGTCTGGAAAGACTCACAAACTGGACTTCCTTGTGGATGGCAAAGGAGTTATCGCCACTGGAATCCACCCCAATGCGATCAGCTCTATGCTTCATAGGCTCATTGACATCCGAGGGTTAATAGCCAATGCGGACACCCCATTCCTCATAGTGATTGATGACCGGACAGATCCAGATGCAGCAGAGCGAGAATCGAAGGTTGTGCAAGCAGTTGCTACGGCAATGAAGTTCACTGATTTGGAGCGAAACGCATTCAGGTCAGGGACGCTGCAATAACGGTCAACGCGCATTAAAAACCCGATCCGGGTGGCTTTTCCATGCCCACTCGCCCGACTCGGGCGTTACCCCTGGCGGGGTGACTGGGTGGCCCAGGCCTGGCGGCTGCGGATAGGGGACTGAGGCGCACGACGCGGCGCCGTCTGACACGCAGCGGCCTGTGACCGCCCTACTATTTCCTTGCCGCTAGCCGCTTGCGGCATCCCTCCCCTCCTCGCTGCAATAGCGAGGTTCAAGCCCACCCACTGAGGTGGGTTTTTTTTCGTCCGAGCAGGACTACGTACTCGCATAAGTAGCTGAAACCAAAAACAATGTAGCAAATGCTATTTACTCAATCAATAGCATTTGCTACATTTACTCCAGAGCCTCAACGAGGCATGGAGTGAAACATGCAGACCACCACAGCCCAGCCGGGCACAAGTAGCCAGTCAGGCCAGCGCTCTCGCGAGACGCTGCACCCAGGTTTCAGCCATCAGAGAGCTGGTGTTGCCGATCGCGTTCAGAGTCGCGTTGTAGGCCGGGACGGCAAGCGCATCCACGCCCGTCGGCGAATCACTCCTCGCCTTCATCAAGGCGGAATTCAGGTCGTCGTAAGCCATACCCCACGCCTTTGCCTCCAGGGCGAGATATTCGCACTTGGCGCGACGGTGCCGCTCGGACTTGATCGCCGGCTGCACCAGCAAAGCGACAGCAGCAGTGACTGCAAGGCCAACCCCGGACGCGGCCAAAAGCGGAGAGTTTCCTTGCATGACGCCAAACGCTGCTGCGCTTCCCCCCACCAGTTGAACAACGTTCAAAACGAAGTCCAACCGTGTGTAAAGCCGTTCGCACATATGGTTGAACCAGTAACCGTACCGCACGTTGGTTACCAGCTCTGCGTGGGTTACTTCAGGTGCTTGAGTGGTGTTGCTCATAAATGTTCGCCATTCCGTTTCTCGAAGGCGCCGGAGCTGGCGCAGGGCTGGGCGGCATGCGCTGCGGCGGCACCTGCGTCTTCACGTCGCGTGGATCAATTGAAGTTTTCATGGGATGTCCCTCAGAGCTGGAGTTGTGACGTAGCTGCTTCAACTATAGCGACGAGCGGACAACCCACCAACACAGAAACGGGGATTGCATGACCACAATCCCCGCCTTCATCGACGCCAGCAAGGCACGAGCCGCCAGCGCTGACTCGGCCATGCTCGCACAGGCAGCTCGCAAGGCCCAGGCAGCTCTGCAATGGGCCCTGGCCGCGAGCCTATACACCCAGGCCGCCGACGCTCTGCATCCTGACCGGCACACCGGCAGGGAAACGATGCAGGCCCAGGCACACCGCCGCAGCGCCCGCAACTGCCAGGCCCTGGTGGGCACCACTGCCCCGCCGCGCGCCATCAAGGACGCCCCGGACTACGGCCACATGACCCGCCAAGCCATCGCCGAGCACGACGAGGAATGGCGCGGGCACGGCCTTTAAACCCGGTCGCGCCGTTTTACCCCCTTTTTCTGCACCAACGGTCCGCGAGACCATCAGCAATCGAAAGGATGCACATGAAACAGATCGCACTCTTCTGCCGCTTGGCCGGCATGCGCCGCACCGCTGGCGCTGGGCCGCTTGAGTCAGCCACCTGGGCAGCCGGCCTGTTGTGGCGCGCTCGCCGAGGGGCTGCCCTGTGAACCTCGAACTCACTGGAGAAGAAACTGGCGAAGAGCTGGTGAAACTGCTGGTCAAGGTGCGCCATAACGCCCGCATCCTGGACAAAGCGCGCACCGGTTTTCAATCG